ATAAGTGAAATACCAGTTAAATCAGCCAATCCTGGTGTAAACGTCAATGTTCCATTTGTTACAGCACCACCTGTAGTACTTACATCAGAACCACCTTCTCCATCTCCTAATTCAAAAGATGTTACAGCTCCTAATGTATTTACAGATTTAACGTAAGAACCAGCTGGTATACCAGTACCACTTACTGCTAATCCAGGCCTAATATGAGCGCTCGCATCACAAGTAATTGTAGGGTCATTATTATAATCGCAAGTTGCATCTGTAAAAGCTAACGAGCTTATACTAGCATCAAAACTATTTACAACACCTGTAGATAAATCTGGACAGAATATAAATGATTGTCCTTTATCTATCTTTACTGCAAATGAATCTGAGTTCTCATTAGTAAATATAGCTGTTACATGATTAGTGTTATCTAGATTAGTTAATCTAATGTATTTTACATCATCTTCATCAAAAGTTCCTAATCCTGCAGCAGCTCCAAAAGCTACTATCGATGTTGCAGAAGTTCCTATAGTCTCTGTTCTTCTATATATATCAGAAATACTAGCTATAGTATGAGTATGCGTCTGTCCTTCATCTTTACTATTTAAAGTGATAGCTTCAGTTACTGTTAACGTTAACGTGGCTGTTCCATAAGACCTAGCCATTTTCTTCCTCCTTTTTATAATTACATTTAAAGTTTTCTATTATTTCTAATCTTCTTTCTAAATTTTCTACCTTTGTATCTAATTCGTTTTTATCAAATACATATGACATCATTTTATCTAACTTAAAGTGTTTAGTTAAATAACCTGCAACTTGATTTATTAACATTTTAGGTATTATCATATTAAATAACTCCTTTTAATGCTTCGTTAGTTATTGGTTCAGGTTTAGGTAATGGATTAATACCTCTTTTATTTTGAGTTAAAATTAATTCCATTAAACTTAAAGGTCTTGAAATTTCTTCCCCTTTGGGAGTTATAACAGTTTTCCTATTAAATTGACCATTCCCATATTCATATACTTCTTTAGAGGGGTTAAAATAATTGTATAAATTACCTCCAAATTTACGCATATTAAATAAATCATATAATTGTTCAATCGTCACTCATTCCACCTTTTTCCATCATTCTTAAAAACTTATCTTTCAATCCATTGCCTGATAGTCTTGCTATTATTTCTACCTGTGCCTTAAATATTCCATTAAGTTTCTTTTGTTCCATTTGTACCAACTTTTGTTGGTCTATTAATTTTATAATAATACCTTCCAACCTCTTGAAGTCTTGGTCTAGCTCTGTCATCAGAGTTTGTTGAATGAACCTGTTCTGTTTCCAGATAAAAAATCCGAATGCCATCGCTACCGCTACTGGTATTCCAAATTGTTCCAAGATTGTAAGTATATCCATTACTTATTCCCATCTATTAGCTCCCCCCATAATGAGGTTTTGCCATTAATTATTTGTACTATATGTACAGTAAACAAACCTCCTCTAAAGTAATCAACAACTGCAAAAGCATGTGCCCAATTTATAGCTTTACCACCAAGCCATTTATTCTTCTCAGGACTCATATCTTTTAAACATCCTAAACTCCAAGCAGACTTAGGTCCGTCTATATGAGTTACAGATGCTTGTTGCAATCCGTGATGATGACCATACATTACGTTAGCACCTAACATTAAATGTGCTTTAGCGTGATGCATGCCTGATTTATGATGTCCGTGGTAATAGTGTAATTTACCTATTTTAAGCCACTTTTTAGGCTCTAAATCAGAAGGGTAATACTTATACCCTCTACCTTTTAAATCCGTGCTATTTTCGAACTTATACTGCGGTAAATAAGGATGTTGGTCTACAAACATATTACACCACTCATCATGATTACCACCGCATAAGTACTTTTCTTTGCAATTAGCTTTATCTAAAGATTCATCTATACTGTCAAGAAGCTCATTAACACCTTTCACATCTTTATCAATTCTAGGTATTATATACTCTAGAGGTGGCATTTTCTTCCTTTTCCATTGCCAATGTGAAACACTATTCCATTCTCCTAAATCGCCTAAATCAATATATATATCAGGCTTTACTATCTCAATCGCTTTCTTTACAACGTTTATCGCTGCTTTATCGTGTATCGGTGCATGTTTATCTGGTGTGACAATTGCACGCTTTAATACACCTTTGTCTTTTGCCATAGACTCTCCTAATTTAGTTGTTTATCTATTTCTCCCCAATCATTTGGGTTTGTCCAGGCGGAAGTCGCGTCTTCCAAAAGTTTTAATGTTCTTGTTCTACTTAATTTTAAAAATCTATCTCCACATCCTATACATTGCCACATTATACTACTATCATAAGCTCCTATTATTTCAAGCCCAGCTATAGTTTTATTAGAGCAACTAGGACATTCTTTAGGTTTATTTTTATAACTTTTACTATCTTCTACACCTATTCTTTCTATAATATCACTACCTTCTCTATCAGTTATATCATTAAGTAGAACAAATAACTTTTTTATCATTATTTCAAAATAGCTTCTTTAACAACTTCTTCAACAGAATCGTATATTGCAGTTAGTATTTTTTCTTCTGTTTTTTCAGAAATTAAAGGGACATCAACATTATCATTAAGTTTTTTGATAATTTTTTCTTTCATCTCATCATTAAAAACATAATCTGCTATCATTTGTTTTAGGTCCATTTGTCCTCCTATTGTTTAAATCCAAGTAACCAAGCTAAATAAGATACTAAACCAGTAAGACTTAATCCAGCTATAGTATTTAATCTAGCTATTGAGTTTTCATTTGTTCTAACTCTACCATTCTGTTCTTTTAACATTGACTTTATATCTTTTATATCTTCAGATGTAATTTCTTGAATAGTAGAAATTTTTGTCAATTCTTTTATAATTTTATCTTCCATTAAAAATCCTGTGGTTTAATAAAACCAGTAGATGTTTTTGTTCTTTCAAATCTTTTTATTTTTTTTATACCAGTTTTAAATTCAGCATCATAAAATGCTAACAAATCAGCATTCATACTTTCTGGGTCTTTATAACCTCTAGCAATCGCTCCACTTAATAATATATCATGGAATTGTTTTGGTACGTTTAATAAAGGTCCTACAATTTCACTAGTAGCATCTTCATCAGCAACAAATCTCGTACATATAGTTTCTGCGTAAATTCTTATGTTACTTGTTCCAGTTACAGAACATGATTGAAAGTTACTAGTTCTGCCATCTCTTGTTATAGCATTTGTCACTTTTTCAAGTATACCAATCCTTTTATTTTTTGAATTAGTAGAACTACTATCATAATCACTAATCATCCAAAATCTTTTATTTTCAGCATTTGCTGTAGGAGTAGATAAAGCTGAATCTGCACTGTCAGAAGGACCAGAAAATTCGTCATCATCTATTAAAGGGTCTCCTAATAATCTAGGTATTTTTACATCATTAAAATAAACTTTATTTATCTTTATAATTGAATCGCTTAAATCATACCATCTTGTGCCAGCTACTGAGTTAATTAAAAATGTTTGTTTGTTTATACCAGTTTCTTGACAAAGAGTATCAGCAGCTATTTCTATATACAACTCAGCTTGCCTAGCATTTAAATTAGGATGATTTTTTGCAAACAATTCTAACATTTGTAATTTAGTCATTATTTATTTTCCTTTTTATTTCCATATTTAGGCAAGACAAGATTCAACTCTTCATTCTTTTTTGCTAATAATGCAGTTACATGCTCTTTTAATAAAGTTACTAATTCAGTATCTTCTTCTTCATGTACAAAATCAGCCATATACATTTGTAATAAATTTAAACAAATTTCTACATAAGTAAGATGTATAGCTTCATGAGGTATACCATAAAATAAAGTATTTTCATCTACTATTTCTGTAAAATTTTTACCACCTAAATCAAATGTATAAGTAAAAGTACTAATGTCTGTTCTTTGTTCAAACGTAGGAAAACTCAACCAATAAACTCTACCGATAGGATGTTGAGAAGTACCAAGAACAACATTATCAGGTTTTATTAAAACACCTCCTGTATCATTTGTAAAATAAATAGGTTTAAATCTATCATTCTCATAATGTATACTAGCTGTATTATTTATCATATAAGATAAACCTTTTTGACTCGATATTCTTCTGCATTGATAATATAAACTATCAGCTCCACTTCCTAAAGTATTTCTTCTTTCAACATTAAGTATTCTTCTTCCTTCTTTAAACCCTGATTTAGAATATACAACAGCATCGTCACTTGTGTAGCTAGCATGATTTGTTACATACTTAGTTATATCTATACCAGAATCAAATAAAGCATCTAAACAAGCTTCATCGGATATTAAACTATTTATAGATTTAAAACTAACAATATACGCATTATTTATTAAATCATCTGAAAACAAGGATGTAACATCGTTACTTAATAAGCTTTTAATCTTTTCTATCGGTATCATTTTTTCTTTCTAAATATTTTATCGTAATTAAATTTATATTGCTCATCTCCTATAGGAACTCTATAGGCTCCACCTTTTCCATTTCTATTTTCTTTTTTTCTTTCTTCCACTTTTCTTCCTTCTAGTATTTGGTTTAACGCTAGAGTTATATTTGTTTCCTACACTTCCACTATATACAAACTTTTTTGCCATATTTCTCCTTATAAGGGGCCCGAAGACCCCTTATAATTTATTAGTTACTCACCTATTAAGATGGGTCAGCTCCTACACCACCGATATCAGTGCTACTTAAATCACCATCAACTCCTTCTAGAGCGACAGTAATCTTAAGCTGTTGAGCATCTTGTGTGTCAGTTCCATCACTATATGCACGTATTCTCATATATGGAGCCCATATATCAGTCAAATCAGCTACTACTATAGCACTATTCAAACCTGTTGAATTTAGTGAAGTATTTAGATTTGCTGATGCATCTACCCAATTAGGCCAAGCACCACTACCAGGAGTAGTCACATCACCTGAAGTTGAACCATTTGGTGATGTTTGGACATACATATCCCAACCAGCGTTACCTGCTGATACTTCAGTCATTTCTATCTTTATAGTAATCTTTTTGTTCTCCCAATCATATTGGTCTGAACCAAAAGCAGTACCTAAAGCATAAACTGCTGCACCACCGTCTGAATCTACAACATCTATAGTTTCCTCAAGTACGACATATTTTCCAGCTGAACTTTTAGTTAAAGCCATAATTTACCTCCTACTTAAGAAAACTTAAGAATTGCGTGAGTTTCTGGTAAACTAATCTCAAGACCAGCTTCAGTAATGATTTGGTCTTGTCGACCATCAACACCGTTGTCTTGAACATTAGTTTCTATGAAAGTGTCTCGACTCACACCATTACCCACTAGTGGTCTATATGCTACATTTTTCATATCAACTGCAACACAGTAATCTTCCCATGGTCCTCTTAATAGAGGTTCAGCCACAAAGTGAAGATTACCGAATATAGTATTAACTACAGTTACTGTATGCCCGAAAGCACCAGGTACTGTATTAACATCTAGTCGATATTGAGATGAGCCTACAGAATTATTTAGAAAACTTCCACTACCTAATTTATTTAAATAGGTAATAACTTTTCTTGAAGCTAGTACTAGTTTGTTACCACTATTACCAGATTCAGGAGCGAAGTAATCTTCCATTGCATCTAAGAAAGCATCATAACCTGAAGAAGCATAAGACATATTATAAACCTTACCAAAAGATTCACTATATGTTAAGATACCCCAAGATGTTCTAAGAGGTGCAGATGTTGATTGGTCATTTAAAGTACTACCAGCACCAAATAACATTGCTTGCTCTATGTCCATTTTGTGTTCCATTAACTTATCTGTCCAGATTCTTTGATACTCATTTGCTATACCTCTGTACTCAGTAGCCATAGATGTACCAGAGAATATGCTCATACCAGTTTTGAAGATTTGTGTATAACCTTCTCTGTCATACAATTTATCTTCCCAACCAATAGGAGAATCACTTCCCTCAGTCCATGCACTACCAATTACTTGACCTTTATTCCCTGCAGATAAAACTGTATCTTGAGGAATATCTTGTAAAGGTATTAATGCTTCCGCTACAATAGTAGTCATTGCAGCATCAGTTTCGTGATGCATTTCCTTATTTGTACTTGTTTGAGAAAATGTATCTGCACTTGAAGTTGATACAGTATCTTCATGTACTCTGAATTTATATACCACTCCATCATCAGCTTTAACAGCTATAACTGCACCTGGTACAATAAAGTCACAAGTATCACCAGAAGATATTCTTCCGTATTGGTCATATTTGCAAGTAAGAATTAAATCTTCTCCTGCTGCTAAAGTTGCACTACCGTTTGCTGTAATTGCTCCGCCATCTGCTAAAGTATCACCAGTTTTGATTTCAAAGTTTCGTCTTTGCCATTGATGTCTTTGTTCTAAGAACTTAAACACAGGGTCGTTAGTAGCTTTTTTCGCTACTTTAGACAAATAAACAAAAAACGGACTTTGTTGAGGAGCTAATTCAGCAACACGTTCGCCAAAATTAAACTTACGTCTAGTATCGTTAATATCGACACTAGATGCAACATCGTTCCCAGCTTGGCCGCTGTAAAATGTTGTATTAGCCATCGTTATTCCATTTCTATTTTAACCCTCTCTC